CTTTTGGAGCTTCCTATTTAGCTAAATCTGTCGCAGGTTCTACAAACGTAACTTTAACTACAGCTAACTCAGATCCCACTGCTGAAGCTTCTAATAAAGTAATTGAATTCACAGGAGCCTTGACAGGAAATATCTATGTTTTTGTTCCAGCAGTAGAAAATAACTACATATTCTTTAACAATACATCAGGTGCCTATACTTTAACAGTCGCCCCAACAGGGCACGCTGCTAATGGTGTGGAAATTTTACAAGGTTCTCATACCATTCAATATTGCACAGGAACAGGGGTAGTTGATCTTTTTGCAAACTCTTTGGGAACAGTTTCTGTTAAAGGAACAGCTAATGTGACAGCTAATGTTTCTTTAGGAGCAAATGGTCAAGTCACTGCAACAGCTTTTACAGGAAATGGTGCAGGATTAGATGGAGTGACAACTTTAGATACAGGAACACAAATGGTTTTTTTACAAGCTTCTGCACCGACAGGTTGGACTCAAAACACGGCATCTACTTTAGCAAACGCTACATTAAGAGTTATTACAAGTGGAACTGCTGGAGTAGGTGGAGCAGATGCTTTTACAAGTGTTTTTTCAGGATCAAAAACAACAAGTGGTTCTGGAAGTATAGATGCATCTCCTTTAAGTGTTGACACTGGTGGATTATCTGTTGGCGCAACTACATTATCTACTCCACAAATCCCATCACACAATCATTCTTGGACTATGTGGAATTTTTATCCTCCAGCAAATCCAACTGCGGCACCTCCTCCAAGTGGTCCTGGTCCAAACCAAGTAAACGCTGATGCGAGATACAGTGAAAATACATCAAATGCAGGTGGTGGTGGAAGTCATACCCACCCTGTAAGTGGTAGTGCTTCTGTTTCAGGTACTATAGGAGCACCTTCGATTGCATTAAATGTTCCTGCCATGGACTTAAAATATGCTAATGTTATTGTAGCGAGCAAGGATGCATAATGGCTAGTACATACACAGATAGTTTAACTTTAGAATTAATGGCAACAGGTGCCAATGCTAACACTTGGGGTAATAACACTAATACAAATTTACAATCTATTGATGCATTTAATGCGGGATATCTTGCAAAATCTGTCGCAGGTTCTACAAATGTAACATTGACTACAAGCGCAACCACTGATCCTACAGTAGAATCAGCAAACAAAGTAATAGAATTTACAGGTGCTTTAACAGGCAATATTTACGTTTTTATTCCTGCTGTAGAGAATAACTATATATTTTTTAATAATACAAGTGGAGCCTATACACTTACTGTTGCTCCAACAGGTCATGCTTCCAATGGAGTAGCAATTACTCAAGGAGCTCACACAATTCAATATTGTACTGGAACAGCCGTCATTGATTTATTTGCTAATTCTTTTGGAAATCTATCTGTAAAAAATCAAATTAAAGTAGGGGATAATATTACTCTTTATGCTAACGGAACAATTTCTGCTACAAATTTAGTAGGAAATGGCGCAGGATTAACTGGTGTGGGTGAATTTGCTTCTGGTACAGAAGCATTATTCGTACAAACTGCTGCACCAACAGGGTTTACTACAAATACAAGCGCAACTTTAAGTGAATGTTGTTTACAAGTAGTAAGTGGAACTGGGGGTGGTGCAGGTGGTTCTGATTCATTTAGTTCTGTTTTTACAGGTTCTAAAACAGCATCTGCTACAAGTGTTCCTGTTTCTGTTGCTAACTTATCAGTTAGTGCAGCAGGTTTATCTGCTGGAGCAACGACTTTATCAACACCACAAATACCTTCTCATTCACATTCAACCCCTGCTGTTTCACCAGCAGCGCTAGCTCAATTCCCAGGTCCGTTCCCTTCTGTAGAAGATCAAGCTTCTGTTGTTGATCCTGCTGCAACTGTAAGCACCAACCCTACTGGTGGTGGAGGATCTCACTCTCACTCTTTTTCAGGAAGTGCATCTTTAAGCGGAACTGTTTCTTCACCTATTTCAGCAAGTGTACCTAGTATGGATTTAAAATATGCAGATAGTATAATAGCGACAAAGGATTAAAAAAATGGCAAGCACTTATTCAGATAATTACAAACTAGAACTTCAAGAAACAGGAGCTAATGCTAATACTTGGGGAAATAATGTAAACACAAGTCTAGAAGTAATTGATAAATTTTCAGCAGGGTACTTAGCTAAATCTGTAGCGGGTTCAGCTAATGTGACTTTAACAACAGGAAATGCTGATCCAACAGCAGAAGCTGCTAACAAAGTAATTGAACTAACAGGAACTTTAACAGGTAATATCTATGTTTTTATTCCTGCCGTAGAAAGTACCTATATTTTATTCAATAATACTTCAGGTGCTTTTTCTGTAACAGTTGCTCCAACAGGACATTCAGCAAATGGAGTAACTGTTGTTCAAGGTTCTCATACAATCGTCTACAATAAGAATGGCGATACTGTTGTTGATTTATTTGCTAATTCTCTTGGAAATTTAAGTATCAAAAACACTCTTACTGTTAATAATTCTGTTTTTTATTCAGCTAATGGAACAGTCAATGCAACAGCTTATTCTGGTAATGGTTCTTCTTTAACAGGAGTATCTAGTATTCCTTCAGGAACAACAGCAATGTTTTTTCAAGGTTCCGCTCCTACAGGTTGGACTCAAAATACAGATGCATCTATTAATACTACAACATTAAGGATTGTAACAGGTAGTGGAGGAGGAACAGGGGGCTCTGATGGGTTCTCATCCGTTTTCACTGCTTCTAAATCATCGGATAGTGGTGCAATAACATTTTCTGATTTAACAGGAGCAACTGTTCCTCATACCTTATCAGCAGGTGGAACCACTCTCTCTACCCCTCAACTCCCCGCACATAATCACGTTGTAAATTGGTTACAAAATAATACTTCTAATGATAGTGATAGAGGAGGTGGTTTTTACGGTACCTTCAACCCTAGTGGTGGACCAGGACTTGCCCAATGGACAACAGGATCAACTGGTGGTTCAGGATCTCACTCACACCCTGTAAGTGGAAGTTTAGCATTATCAGGAAACGCAACTGCAACAACTCCTTTGTCTGTTCCATCTATGAATTTAAAATATGCAAATGTAGTTGCCGCTACAAAAGATTAGTATATAGTAATTAATTAAGAAATGCCTATATTCGATCCAGACGGAAAATGTCCCCTCTTAAATAAGAAGTGTATTAAGCATCAATGCATTTGGTATAACATGCTTCAAGGTAAACACCCACAATCAGGTCAAAATGTTCAAGAATGGGGATGCTCTATTGCATGGCTTCCTCTACTCCTTGTAGAGAATACAGGGAAACAAGTTCAAACAAATGCTTCAGTAGAGTCCTTTAGAAACGAAATGGTTAAAGCTAATATGGTCACATTAGCCTTAGTAGAGAGCCAGGCTAAAAGAGAAAAAGAAGATCCTTTAAAAGTAGGCAGTATTTGGGGAAATATAGCTGAAAGCCAAGATAAACTAAGTAAAGGTGAAGAAGTAACAGAGGATATACAATTGCTTTCAAACAAAAAAAATAGTATAAAAAAGAAAGGAAAAAAACATGGCGATAACAATAAATAATGTATCTATTAATAATCAACTAACCATTATCAATGACGCTGGAATAAATTCTAATAATCCAAATAATGGACCAAAGGCTTATTCTGGAGATACAGAAGCAGATGTAATTATTGATGGAGTAGGATACTTCAACATCAATGCTAGTGATATTATTCCCGCAAATGTTCATGCTTTACAGTTTAGTGTAGGAAATGGAACAGGATGGGTAGAATTTGATGGCAATACTCAAAATCAAGACATAGCTAGTTCTAGTGATTTACCAAATTGGGCAAACACTATGGTTAAAAGATGGAATGGTGAAAAAGTTTATAAAGAAACTTACAATTCTGTTTATGCTAATTTAACAGCTAATCTAGATCAATCTTCAGTAACCTTTGAAACTGATATAGCAAACGCTCAAACAAATGCAACAGCGCAAGCAACTACAGCAAAAAATAATATTTTAAGTGCCTAGAGAAACACTTCCCACTCAAGTAATTGAGTATATTCTTGCATTAAAAGGGTTTGTAAAAAAACCTTTATTAGATGTAATCAATAATTCAATATATTCTTCAAAAGGATTAAAAGATTTTGAAGATGCAACTGTTGGTGAAAAAGCAAATATGGATAAAAGTATCCGTTCCGCAGAAGTAGCTGGATTTGAGGAAATAAGCATTGGCTCTTCAGTCACTAGAAGGTCTATTTATAATGGTTTAAATTTTTTAGTGGCAGATATATTGAAGCTATATAAAGAAAAAATAACTCCATTTGCTCCTATGCCAGAAACAGAAATAAATTTTCAATTTTTATACTATACATCAAAGAGTAAAGGACATTATAAACCACATGTAGATGATTTTGCAGCTAATCCTAGAGCTTTAACCATTTTAGTGGGTTTGAGTAAAAAAGAAGATTATGAAGGGGGAATTCTACATGTTGTCGATTTTAAAACTAATGGAATTAAATTAGATGAAGGAGATGTAGTAGCTTTCCCTTCTAATTTTATGTATCCACACACAGTATTGCCTGTAACAAAAGGTGAAAGAAAGGTTCTTGTTATATGGATCCGATAAAATATTTTGAAGAGAATCAATATACGCATATACCTCAGTTAGTTTCAAAAGAACTTAGCTCTTTTTTATATAACTATTTAGTTATAAAAGGATGCACCAATATTGCCTTTGATGATAAACAAAGTGAATCAGATGCAAAATTTATGCATTATTGCTATGGGGAACTAACCACTGAAACTTTACTTGGTTTTTTAGTAGAACCTTTATCACGAATAACACAGAAAAAACTTTGTCCTACATATTCTTATGCGAGACTTTATTTACATGGGGAGATTTTAAAACCACATCTAGATAGACCCGCTTGTCAATATTCTGTAACTATTAATTTTGGTGGAGATCCTTGGCCCATATATTTTGGAAAATTAAATCAAGGAATGAATTTTGATAATGGTTATTCTTTGTTAAAAGAAATAACTCTTGCTCCAGGGGATGGTATTGTCTATATGGGGGAAGAGTTAGTTCATTGGAGAAATCAATTTGAGGGAGATCATTGCGCTCAAGCCTTCCTACATTATATTGATGAGAATGGTCCTCATTATCCTGAACACAAATATGATGGAAGAAAAAACATAGGCTATAGAAAGTATGCTACTAAATAAAAAGAATACATGATTAAACCAGAAGAACTGAAAGATAAAAATTTTAAAATATTCTTAGGAATGCCTATGTATGGTGGAATGTTGACCGAAAACACAATGCATGGATTATTAAATCTACAACAGTGGTCCATGGCTCGTGGTGTTGGAATGAGAGTTCAAACAATGGGAAACGAAAGTCTTATAACAAGAGCTAGAAATACTGTTGTTTCAATGATGATGGATGCAACTGATTATGTAGCTACTCACTTATTATTTATTGATTCTGATATTGGATTTAATTCTCAAAACATAGAAAGATTACTTTGTTTTGATAAAGATGTGGTGTGTGGTATTTATCCGAGAAAACACATTCATTTTGAAAAGATACCTCAAATATTAAAAGATAATCCTAATGCTTCCCCTGAAGAACTAGAGATAAAGTCGCTAGGCTATAATTTAAATTTTGATGATCCCATGAATGTGAAAATGGAAAGTGGTTTTTGTAAGGTTAACGAAGCTGCAACAGGGATGATGTTAGTTAAAAGAGAAGTTTTTCGCACTATGATGAAAAAGTATCCTGAACGTAAATATCAATCCGATCAGATTATTAATGGTAAATCTTTTAGCTCTGATAACTGCTATGATTTGTTTTGCGCTGGTGTCTATGAAACAAAACCAGGTGTAAAAAGATATCTTTCAGAGGATTATTACTTCTCTAGACTATGGCAAGAATGTGGTGGAGACATATGGGCTGATGTTTCTATGCCTTTAACACACTTTGGAAATAAAGCCTTTCAAGGGCATGTTGGCTCTTTATTTGCTAAAAAAGATGATGTAAAGTAGGCGTCATGCCACTTACTAATTTTACACCAAAACCAGGCATTAACAAAGAAGTTACAGATTATACGGGTCAAGGCCAGTGGGTAGACTCGGATAATGTACGCTTCTTTCAAGGATTGCCACAGAAAATCAAAGGATGGGAGAAGTTCGTCTCCACGACTATTGTTGGTGTAGTTAGAGATCAACACGCTTGGTTATCTTTAGATGGCACACGATATGATGCCTTTGGAACTGATCGAAAATTATACATCTATTCCGAAGGGGTTGTAACCGACATTACACCTATTAGACAAACCAACACTGGAGCAACTTCTGTATTCACTACCACCAATGGTTCTTCTAATGTGACTGTTAGTATAGCTAGTCACGGAGCTCAGTTAGGTGATTTTGTAACTCTCTCTAGTACAGGCAGTTTAGATACAGCAAATACAAGTTTTACCGCTAGCACTTTTGATAAAGAGTTTGAAGTATTAGGTATAGCAAACGCTAATGCTTTTTATATTGATGTAGGCAGTAATGAAGCCAATGCTGGTATTACTGCTAACGGTGTAACAACAGCAGCTTTTCAAATTGGAATTGGTCCTGAGTTCTCTGTTCCCGCATATGGTTATGGAACAGATGCCTACGGTCTAGGTGGATGGGGAGAAGCTTCCTCTTCTTCAAATGTTACTTTATCTGCTCGTCAGTGGTCACTGGACAATTATGGAGAGGACTTGATTGCAACAGTTTTAAACGGTGGTACTTATATTTGGGACACTTCTGTTGGTATAGGAACTAGAGCAACTGCTGTAACAAATGCACCAACTACTTCAAGATTAAGTTTAATATCTACTCCTGATCGTCACTTATTAATTATGGGTACAGAAAATACAATCGGTACTCCTGGATCTCAAGATGATTTATTAATTCGTTTCTCGGATCAAGAAAATATAAATACTTATCAGCCTACCGCAGAGAATACTGCTGGTTCACTACGCATTGCTGATGGCTCAAAAATAGTAGCTGCCGAAAGATCAAGAGGTCAAATATTAGTATGGACAGATACATCACTACACTCTTTAC